TGCTGAATCCAAGAACGTGATAGCTGACGACTGCCGTCAGCTATTGCTGTTCAAGGATGAGGACTTTGAGTAAGTGGCCGCTGCAGAGCAGCGGCTTACAGAACCAAGCGACGGCCTGTAAGCCGCCGAACAGAACGTAGCAAGGACTGATTATGGCAAGCGACATGGAACGAGGCCTTCAACAGGTCATCAGGAACATACTGAAAGACATCAAGGTGGAGCTTGGCGACGAGTTTGACAGGAACTTTGAGCGTCAGGGCTTCTTTTCGGAGAAGTGGCAGCGGAGAGCACGAGCACGTCGGACAGCATTGTGTTTTCGAGCGACCTGCCCTACGCCTCCATCCACAACGAGGGCGGTGAGATTAAGGTAACGCGGAAGATGAAGGCCTACTTTTGGCACAAATACTACGAGGCCACCGGTTCCTTCGGCCGCAAGAAGAACGGAGAGCCAAGGAAGGACAAGCGGACTGTACAGCTGAGCACAGAGGCCGCTTTCTGGAAATACCTCGCACTGATGAAGGAGGGCAGCAGTATCAAGATACCGAAGCGTCAGTTCTTAGGCGCGTCTCCTGAGGTGGAGCAGGCCGTGAGGGAAATCATCGAAGAGAATTTAGGAGAGTATTTCAACGACGTAAAACTGAAATAATCATGATGAGAGAAGAATTGTTTGAAGCCATCAAAAGAGCCATGGCTGATACAGAAGTGAAACATATAGACTTGTGGAATCACAACGTAGAGTTTTTGGAGCAGGAGGATGCGTGGCCCATGCCGGCATTGTT